ATCTGCAGCGCTTGCTTGGTCGGCATAAACAGAAATATAGATAATGCCGAACTCAAGTATATTGGTCCAACCGCCGACAAAGCCGGCCGATATGCCCAGCGGTGTGGATGTGCTGTTGGCCGTATCGACATGTCCGTGGCATCTCTGAGGGATTACCCGGCTCATCGGATCACCCCGTAAAGTGTGGCGTTAACCGCATTGGCCACCGAAGAAGAGTAGGCAAGATTACCGGTTGAGTCGTTCATGAAAATATGATCGACTTCCAAAAGCTGACCGCCGTAAAGGACCATATTGTAAATAATCGCGGTTGTTTCATCGTATGTCGTGCCGTTTACATCATGGAAAACCGATACCAAAACTTCATCATCGGTCAGATTGCATAGCTTTAAAAATCCCTGGACCGTTCTATCTACCGGCGGTGAGTAAATGGAAACGGCGGAAGTGGAGTTTTCCCGGTGCTGCGCTAATTGTGAGTATGCTAGCTGATGCATGTGGCCGCCATTAAAAATTCAAGTTCGATGGATTGGTTTTGTAATTCGAAAATTTGCGCCAAAGCGCTGTTGACCTGAGCCCCGGTAGTATCCGCAGCTAACTGGATGACACCGATAAAAGTGGGGATATCTTCGCCTACCGCTTTAAATAGCTGTTCAAAACGGATCAGTGTATCCGTATCATGGAAGTATCTTGCCAGTGATTTTCTGGTCGGTGTTTTCGGTATCGCCATCAGTACGCCAATTGCTCCAGTTGGGCTTCAAGACGGCTGATGGCCAGATGTGCATCGCTAGTGCCCCTGAACTTCTGGATTCTGGTCTGCCGCATAAAGCCCTGTTTACGCCATATCAGTCGTTTTAAGCGGTCACCGGTCTTACCTGCCTGGATTGCCTTTTCCTGACTCCATGTTTCTCCATCCGGACTGTATGACGTCCATATAACCGGGTCTATGCCCAGCGGCACCCTTCCCGGCAGGCCGACCAGCTCCAATTCATTGACAATGCCGCCCCTAGCCTCATTATAAAAAATCGATGTGTTAAACTCCCATCCGGTAATCTGCCCGTAATGAGTGGATAAAGTGTTATCCAGATAGCCGAATTGATTGCTTTGAGTATCACCGCAAAGCCATCTCTTATCATGATATATGAAATTGCGGCCGCGATACTGGGCATTGCCGACAATGGAAGAAGAAAGCCGGAACCATACCGGCTTTCCGACTGCCGTGCTTGTCTCCCCGTCAAATATAAGTGTCTGATCGGGTAAATGGACATATAATAGCTGATGTTTGTCAAATACCCGGCTTTCCAGAATAGTCTTTTCCAGTTGGCTTTCTGCGTATTCATCTAAAATTTGATCTATCTCATTGGTGGATATTTTTTGACTTTGCCCGGATATACCTACATAGATCCCTGGTGCTTCGTTCCGTGCCGATCCAAGAAAAGCGAGGCTTTCCATGAAAAAACAAAAGGCATCCCTGCCGATGGCCCCTCTATCTATGCGGCTCCCGTCAATTCGATTAAAGGGGAACAGTGTGCCGCCGACGTTCTGAAAAACTTCAATGGTATGCCGGTTTACGGCCCACGGTTCATTATTGATCTTGATCAAACCAACAACCGGATCAGGATCTACTTCACTGCTGCCGTATTTCAACGGATTGACTGAAAACGGGTTGCCCAGATCGGTGACCACCAAAAACTCCCCGTCGGTTGTCATGAAATAGCCGTCGATGAAAATCACATCCAGCGCCGTGCCCAGATCGGCATCGGTGTTTTGCACCAGGCTGGTGCCATCATAAAGCCATAGGGCACCGTCTGAAACGATAGCCAGATAATCAAAAGAGTAATCAAGCGCACACTGGGAAGAAGTACCGCCCACGTCGCCGAGTTCGACGGCAGCACCGCCTGAAGCCGGTATTGATACCAGTTTACTCCCCATGATGCGGTAGTGCTCGCCTTTCCAGACAATTGCCCCACGGTCTATGCCCGGCCCGGTCCCGTAGGCGGTTATCCCTTCAGCCGGTCTCAGATAGCCGTCACTGATACCGGTATTCACGGCCACCGGCATTAAATTTTTAGGATAAGCTATCCGATAATTCGGTGCTTCATCCGCATAGATGCCGCTTAAAATTGGTATTTGCATCAGGCAAGCCTATAGAGCACCCATGTAGCTGCGGTACCGGTTCTTCTGAAACGCCAGTGTGAACTTGCATTCAGAGAAGCATCGGCGTCAACGGTTGCGCCGATGGTGGCATCACCCACAACGGTTACACCGCTGGCCCCGGCCGTCATGGTGACGATTTCCGTGGTCAGGCCGATATTGATCACAAAGAAGTCAAGGGCATCACTTTCACCGAAATCAGCAAAGGCGGCGTCCATCAATGCGCCGGTCAGTGTGGTTAGTGTGGTGGCTCCGGCTCCACTGGCTACTGTCACCATGCCCGCCTGAATCGCGGCGGCAGTCAATGTCATGGCCGCCCCGGTCAATGCGACCGGTGCATTCTGGTTGTACATGAGCACGCCATAGGTCGGCACAAGTATAATAGGTGCCGCGCCGTAATCGTAAAAAACCGGATCGGCACGGGCATAAATTCTGACCGGCTGATCCACCGTCATAGCGCCCAGTGTGACTTCGTTGTTGGTCAAATCCTGCTGTTTGTAATAGGTCCGCGGAAACTTTACAGCAGTCGTGCCGTAAAAGATGGTGCAGTAATCATCGCCGGACGTCGCCACTTTCAGATATTGACCGGCAGGCACCGTAATATCTACCATTCCGTATGGATAAACCGTTTTTGTCGCCATTTTTTTTCCTTTATCCCACCCGGTACCATGTGTTACCGGGCAGATCGTATTTTAACCGGAAGTAATCTCCGGCGGTAACCGCCAGTGGTGAAGCAATGCCGGAAAGTACGGCACCGTTGCCGCTAATGGTCAACGCCGTTATATTCTGCGTACAATTGAAAAGAAATTCCTGTTTATCTACGCAGTTGGTTGATGTCGGCAGGTTCAGGGTACCGGCCGCATAGCCTGCCACCGGGGTTAAAATCAGATGGGTGTTATCATCCGTATCAGTCACCTGAACCGAAAAGCCGGTAGCAGAAGGCGCGGCATATTGGATTTCAAATTTTGGAACGGCACCGGCATCGGTCAGGGTCAGATTGGCTTGCATGAATGCCAGAAGCAACGAAACCGAACCTTTTCTCGGATCGCCTTCGGAAGTATCCCAAAGGGCTAGAAGGTCACCGCTTTGAATGTCTCCGATTCCGGTCAATTTATTTATTTGCGTCATGACTGAATTTCCTAGTCGAGTTCTAAAATATTATCGGTGCCGACATCGATATTCTCTGCCGGTCCTTGCGTGAAATTGTCTTCGCTCCTGTAAGGCTTGTTACCGGCTCCCCTTGGCATACCGGCGGGCATTTGAATTTCAAAGGGCGGTTTAGCGCTCATGGAAAGCAGATTCTTATAAGCGTTGTGCGCCCATGCTTTCAATTCGTTGGTTACCATTTTGCCGAAACCAGGCGCTATTCTAAGAGCAAGATTGCCATAGGCCGCTTCTATGGCACTATCCGGAAGCCCACTGTCGGTATCCAAGTCGGGGGTGCTTTGCCCGGCATAGCCGATGCGAATACCGCGGCTGTTCCAAAATGCCATCATCGATTCAAGTTGCCGCAGTGCGCTTTGGAGTTCTTCGGCCGTAAGGTCAAATGCATATTCGGCCATACCGATGGATTCAAATGCCTGATAAATAATCTGCCGCTTGGTCCAGCTCATAAGCCGCCCCTTATTTTACGGATAGCATAAAGACTGACATTGAACCGTTCTCTTAGCTCCTTATAAGTGCCGGTGGCGGTTTCGATCTCTTTGATCTGATCTCCGGTCAATTCGCTGTACTTCATTTTACGGTTAACTTCTTCCGGCGGCAGGGTTGAATGTCTTTTCGCCTCAAGTTTAGTTTGATACCAGCCTTTATTCTTGTAGTCTTTCAATTCCTTCTTGTTTATAAGGACAAAGTCAAACCACTCACCATTGAATTTATACTGGCCGGGATGCCGGAACAGCATAATTTTTTCAGGCATAACCTACCTCTTTTTCTTCTTCTTCGCCTTTTTCTTGGCACGTCTAGCGGTTTCAAGCGCTATGGCGACAGCCTGTTTTTGAGGCTTGCCGCGCTTCATCTCATTACGGATATTTGTCGAAATACTCTTTTTGGAATAACCCTTTTTCAACGGCATGATAACACCTTGTGTATCAATTCCCGGCGCTTACGTTTTACCCTTGCGGATAATCCGTCGCGGCTTATACGCTTTCCAAAAGTAAAATAGAAGTATTTTTGCAATGACGTTACTATCTCATAATTCGGGTATCTTTGGATTATGAGCGATTCTATCTGATCATTCAGCCAATTG